TTATTCAGCAGCCCGGTGATGGTGGTCGCGCCGGGGACGATCTTCCCCTCGCTGGTCTTATATCTCACATGCGCCTTTGCGCTCTTCTTGATCTTGTCTGCCATGATTACAGTTCTCCTTTACTGATAATTTCTTCCAGCGCCAAATCCTCCCATGTGATCTGGTCGCCGTGTTCCTCATCCTTCTGCTTCAGGTAATGCCGGAACGGTTTGATCCTTCTCAGGATGCTCATCGCCCTGGCGCAGTCCTGCCGGTACTGCTTCTCGACCTCTTCGTCGGTCTCCGCCAGGAAGTACCCGTGCCCGTCCTGCATATTGCAGATGAGGTGCCCCTCGTTGCGCAGCTCTTCGATGATGTTTCTCACCGTGCGCTCCGGGATTCTCGTCATGAGCGCGATCATGTCGGCCGTGTTGCCGAGATCGTGACCAGGATGGACCCAGCTCAGCACCCGTGCCTTCATGTCTGTGCGGAGTTCTGCGTTTGACATTTCTTCCCTTTCCGGATATAATATCCATAGCTCATTTGTATCCTGTGGCCTTGCCGGACCCCCATCCGACAGGGCCGCTCTTATTTTGTCGCCGCGTCGAAGGCTTCCTGATACGGAATCCCGAGCACGTCGCAGACGTCCATCAGCTCTCCGACTCTCCACGCTCTCGCCGGCCTCCGGAGCATCGCCCGGACGTTGGACCCGGAGCAGTGGATCTTCTCGCCGATCCTGTCAGAGTGGGCCCCTGTCACCTTCATGTATTCCCGCAGCAGCGCGGCCAGGTAATTAACCTTCGGCCTGCTCATCCATGTCAGCTTCGGCATCGGCCAGCTCCTTCTCTACTCTCTTTAGAGTTTCTTCTTCCATTTCAATAAACGCGTTATTTAGCCTAATTGTTTCTCTGTACTTTCTTATGTTGGAGCGTAGATGATCTTTTCGTTCCTTCAGGTTGTTTATTTTCCCTCGCTTTGAAAATTTAAACGAGGAGCAGCTCATTCGCTTCTCGCCTGGCCAAGCACTCCAGACTTTGACTTTTAGTTCTGCCTCTTTACATCCAGTTTCAGACCAGTGAGCGCAATTTTTTTGATCGCAGCTGACAACAATCATCGCGCTTCACCCCCGTTTGACAGGCACCAGTGCCGATATTGTTTGAACAGCGTGCCGAATGCCGGCAGGTGTGCTTCGCCCTTATTCATCTGCAGGAAATATCTCATCTGCTTCTCACCAGTTGACGGGAACGCGTTATATCTTGACTCCAGATACCTTGCGAAACGCCCGTAATCAGAGCCGGCTGTGTTGAATCTTTTAACCCAGTCCTTGAAGATCACGCGCTCCGGCCCGACCGACTCTGCGATGACTTCCGGCTTCCCTTCCTGGATCTTCTCGATCGATCCCTGCTGCACGATCTTGTAGCACATGTGCGCTGCATAGCTGATGCTCTGCATGATCCCGACGTCGTTCGTTCCAAACAGGAAGGAACGTCCCACCGCGACCTTCTCCCCGTTGTGCATCACCTTCATCATGCAGGTCCCGAATTCCTCGTCGATCTTGATGAAGCAGGTCCAGGGTTCCGCCTCGGCCTCGCTGATTGCCACCGGCGTTGCCATCTCAGCCGGCGGCCACTCCTGCGTGGTCAGAACCACCGGCTCCGGCTTTGGTTCTGGCTTCCGGATCTCATAGTCATTGAGGTTCAGCCTGTATCGTCTCGCGAGCTCTTCCGCGATCCTCAGCTGCATGGCTTTCTTGTTAAAGGCATTTGAAAGATAATTAGGCGAGCGGAACAAGTCCTTTACACAGATTTCAACAAACGTGGTACCAGCACGCTTTACCTCTCTCTTCAGGTCCTTGTGGAACGCGTTGTAATCAAACACGTCCTTACTGATAATGTCCTTCGTTGTTGGCATTTTGATATTCTCCTTTCATAATTCAGTTAAACTGAAGTTTCTGGGCAAAAAATAAGATCACTGTAAGGCACGCCGTACAATTCCTCGATCTTCTTGATCTGGGGAACGTTTGGATAGGTCTTACCGACCTCCCAGTTTCTGAGCGTGTCCACAGTGATCCCAAGCCTCTTTGCTGCGTCCTGCTGCTGCATGTTGCAGTTCACTCGTGCTGCCTTCAGCGTGATTGCCATCGTGTTCACTCCTTTCAAATTCATTTAAACCGAAGTTCATGCGTATAGTACATCAGTAAAACTGAATTGTCAAGAGTTTTTTCTGAATTATTTCAATTTTGCTTGCAAAAATTTCGGTTTAACTGTATACTGTATTTATAAGAAGGGAGGCTCTGTAGATGGGCAACAATCTTGGGAACAAAGAAACGATGGCAAAGAACATAAAGTACTTTATGGAACGCAACAATGTGACCGCGGTCGAGATGTCCCGCGTGCTTGGCGTGCCGCAGTCTACAGTGTCCTACTGGCTGAACGCGAAGACTTACCCTCGCATCGACAAGATCGAGAAGATGGCCAAGTATTTCGGCGTCACGAAGTCCGACCTCGTGGAAGAGCGGACCGCAATCAAGAACGCCCTGCCCATTCCGGAGATGCAGCGCGTGCCTCTCGTCGGCGTCATCGCCTGCGGGACTCCCACTCTTGCCGAGCAGAATATCATCGACCAGGTATCCATGCCGTCCACCATCCATGCCGACTTCGCCCTGCGCTGCAAAGGCGACAGCATGATCAATGCCAGGATCTTTGATGGTGACCTGGTGTACATTCGACAGACTCCGACCGTGAACAATGGTGAGATCGCTGCTGTCCTGATCGACGATGAAGCAACCCTGAAGCGCGTCCGGATCTTCACGGATCACGTGATTCTGGAGCCGGAAAACCCGCAGTACCGTCCCCTGGTCTACTGGGAGCACGAGATGGACGAGGTCCGTATCCTGGGCAAGGCCGTCGCGTTTACAAGTGAAGTGAGATAAGGAGGTTTATTATGCGGTTATTCAGCTCAGCAAAAGCAAACAACACAGCTATCGACACACAGCAAAAATCTTTATCATACGACGACCTTCTTGCAAAAGCGTATTTATCTTTAGTTATTAATGACGCCATTCAAGCTGAAATTGACAAATATAGTCCAGCTGTCCAATTCCAGGTCTATCAAGAGTCCCCAAGCTACACATCAATAGATGTAATTCGTAGTGATTCCGCAATGATTGCTGCAATTGAGCACGCTGAGACGATTGACGCTAAAATCTCAATAATTAAAGAGTGCTTGCCGAAGACAATACGGCTTGCAATATATGTCTTAACATGTGGCTGGGATAATGCCATTCCAAACGGAACTCAAGAACAGTTTAATGAGATTATCCGCAAGTATTCCATTCCTTCCGCATGGGACCTAAAAAATACTATTTTACAGGGCACATCTGCGAAGAAAGAGGAATATGAACGCGTTCAAAATGAAGAACGTAAAAAGGCACTTCAAGAAAGAGCACGCCAAATGGAAGAAGAGCATTCGAGAATTGATCAACTTATTCAGGAGACAAATTCCATTATCAACAAAAACCGAGAACCAGTTAATTTAGATGCACTGTTTAAAAAAGTCGAATCTATGCAACGAGAACAGAATAAATGAACTGCCCGTACTGTAACCACACCATCCCGGAGGAATCCGTTTTCTGCATGATCTGCGGGGAGCGGATCGCCAGGAAGAAGAAAGAGAAAAAGCCGCCTGCCAAGTATCCGAAATATCGGACCCTGGCAGACGGCAGCCTGCTTGGCCAGCTGATGGTCGCCGGCAGGCGCGAGACCATCAAGGCCACAAGCGAAAAAGAATATCGTGCGAAGATCGACGCTCTGCGCACCGGCGTCCTGGAGATGAAGGCGCACCCGGAGAAGCGCCCGCTCAGGCAAGTCCTGCGGGAGTACATTGATAAGAACGATGGCGTTCTCTCCCCTGCCACCATCCGCGGCTATGAGATCATCTACCGGAACCGCTTCAAATCCTATATGGATGTTCAGGCCGGCAAGATCGACTACCAGCAGATGGTCACAGACGAGGCCAGGAAGGTCGCCCCGAAGACGCTGAAAAACTCCTGGGCCCTCGTGTCCGCGGCGTACCGTGATGCAAAGATCCCGCTGCCGGAGATCAACCTGCCGGCAATCCCGGAGACGGATGAAGACTTCCTGGATTATGAGCAGATCCAGACCTTCCTGGCTGCGGTAAAGGGAGATCCCTGTGAAGCTGCAGCGCTGCTGATGCTGCACTCTCTCCGCATGTCAGAGCTCCTGAAGCTCACTGTGGATGACATCCAGGGCAACGAGATCCACATCCGCGGCGCCGTCGTTCCGGACAAGAATCACAAGCTGGTGGAGAAGCAAACGAATAAGAACCGCACGTCCACCAGGAATGTCCCCATCATGATCCCGCGCCTGCTGGAGCTGCTGCCGGAATCCGGCCGGATCGTGACGCTGCACCCGTCCAGCCTGCGTCGCAGGATCGAGAACGTGTGCAAAAAAGCCGGCCTGCCTGTCTGCTCTCCTCACGATCTCCGGCGATCCTTCGCGTCCCTGGCCACCATCCATTTGAAATGGTCCGAGCGCACCATTATGCTGATCGGCGGCTGGTCCAACCTGGACACCGTGCACCGCATCTACGTCAAGCTGTCGCAGAAAGACATCAATGAAGACGTAAAAACGATGCGAAATTACTACGGATTTACTACCGACGTCAAAGAAGCAGCTAAATAAGGTCCCTTTGGCTCCATCTGCGAGTGTTCAAATCCCTCCTTCTGCGCCACACAAAAAGACGAGAAACGACCGTGTTTCTCGTCTTTTCTTACGTTTCCCGGTACTTTTGGCTTGGAAAAGTTCCACACGTTCCCTGGTGTACAGGACTGCTGTTAATGCCTATTTGCGCCGTGAAAACGCCCGTAAACGGAGTATTTACTACCAATTTACTACGATCGGCTGTAGTAAATTGGTAGTAATATTATTTTTCTTCCGGAATTCCTTCTACCTCAATATAGGCATTTGCGGAATCCGCAAGACCTTCTCCAATGGTGTAGGCGACCACGCTGGCTGCGGACATGATGATGCCGGACACCGTCTCCACAGTTTCTGCGTCCACCTTGAACGCCATCATGATGCCTGTAATAAATCCTGCAATGGCCAGCCAGAATTTTCTGCTCGTGAGTTTACGCTTCCAATCAATCTTTGTCATTTTTCTCAACCTCCATGTGCTTTATTGTTAAGATGTGTTTCGATCTCAGCGATTGCCTGTGTCACCGGGCCATCGCATCCCTGTTCTGACAACCCTTTAAGGCATGCAAGAATCCCTTTGGTGAGGATTGCCTGCTCGTCTTTAATGTCTTTGATTTCCTTGTCCTGCTTCTCCTGCCGATCAAACCAGCCGAAGATTTTCCGAATGTAATTGATAATTGCCACAAACGCTCCTGATATGGCAGCAAGCCCAATCAGGGTCTGCCACGTTAATGTGATCTGCATCTGGATCACCCCCTGTTGAGTAATGCTGCCCATGTCATCGGGCCTACCACTCCGTCCACTGTCAGACCGTGGCCCTCCTGAAAGTCTCTGACAATCTGGTCCAGATAACTGCCGAACTGCCCATCCACTTCTGTGACTGCGTAACCTCTGGCCTTGAGGATCGCTTGTAGGACCATCACATCGTCACCGTTCATGCCGTTGTCGATCATCCTTGGAGGCCAGTATTCCGTTGCAGGAATCTTCTCCCACCCTGGCTTCATCACGACAACCTCAGTGGCCTCACCTTCGCCTTCCCATGCGTTCAGGTCGATCTCGTATTTGAGCCTCTGTGCCTCTTGGAATCGTGTGTCCACATTCTTCTTGAGCGGATTCTCAAACCGATAGCAGACAGCTTTCGTTGCCTTGTAGATGTCGCTGGTTGAGCAAAGAAGCCGCCAGTCAGCAATAAAGTCTCGCTTGAACTCCTTCAGGGCAAAATCAATCTGCATGTCCAGATCATCCAAGGCTTTACCCGACTGTTTCCAGAAATCATAAAGCTCTGCCTGCCTCTTGCCCAATGTCCACTGGGCGAGTCCGTACCCGACTGTATCGTTGACAAACTGTGCTTTTCCATAAACCCCGCTCATAAACTTTGCGGTGTAGTCTTTTGAGGCTGTCCGTAATGGGGAAAAGTCTCCCTGCCGTCTGTTAGGCTCGCATCCGCTTTCTGCCTGCCAGTTGCCAAGAACGCCAAGCGCCCCCGCTTCTGTCATCCCTGCCTGCCTCAGCCTGTTGTAAATCCTCTGGTGGTAACTCATATCCACCTCCTACCAGTTCTCAACGAGCGTAATAATTAAGATCACGCTCAATGCCACAAGAATCCAGTTCATGTTTGTCTCCTTGTAAATGCGGTTTAACCAGAATATGTCACGCACCGAACAGCACGGAGTCGGACCGTCCCCACCGCAAAAGCTCCCTTGAGCCACCGTTCTTAGCTTCGGCTATATTCCAGTTTAGCCCTATTCTCAATTAACCGCAGTCCGGGCATTATGCGGAGCAGTTTAAAGTCTTGTCGGACTCTATCTTGTGACTATCTCGTGAGAATCACGGTGAAATCACGAGATAGCTCAAATCACTTAAAACGCACGATAAGTGACTTCATTTTGCCCCATTAGGGGCAATGCTACATAACCTGAGCTTTCCCGTCAGGATACATTTGGCATCACCCTTCCTATGAGTCACTTTAAACCGTTTGGCTTTCACCCGCACCAAAGCGGATGCGCTTTGTCGTTTCAGGCGTGATAGAATATATGTCAAATAGTGCTTCTGTTACAGTGAACTTTTCCCTTGCGGGTCGTTGGTAATAAGAAATAGTGTGCGTTGGAGCAGGACGCATCCCCATATAAACACCCGCCGCACCAGTGCCGAAATACTTCACACCGTTTTCAGTGCTATAAATATCAGAATGCGTATGTCCATAGATAACATTTGTTACCTTAATGGGGTTACTTGCGTTGTGATTAATGATAATTGTTTGTAGCGCGCTTGCATTACGTACCATTGTTTCGCCAGTGCCAGAAACAAGAACACCGTGAAGCATAACGACTATTTGCCAACCAGTTTTATCAATGTTTAACGCTTCGTTCTCAAACCATGAAAGTTGTTCATCCGAAAACCGGTTCCATGTTTCAGACTTCCATACGGTATTTCCGCTTCCGTCATCCTCAAGCGGGTAATCATAACAATCAAGAAAAACAATCCTTGTTTTCTTTTTCGGAAAATCCATATAGAAATATGTCGAGCTGCTGTTTACCGAATCATGCACGATATCCGCTTTGAGAGTATCATTTAACCGTTTCAACCAGTCCAATTCAGTTACCACACTTGTCAAAGGAATTGCGGAATTTCGAACTGTGTTGTCATCGTGATTGCCACGAACAAAAATTACAGGACAATTCGCATTTTTCAAAATATCGCATGTTCTTTTAAAAACATTAAAAGCTATATCTGTCCCAACAGTTGCTCCGTGAATCAGGTCACCACCGTGGACAATAAGATCAATATTGGTGCTGTTTGCAAGTTCAGTGATTGCCATAAACTGCCTATCTGCACAATCTCCATTATAAATATGTTCCGATGCGCTGTTGAACTCATAGTGTGTATCAGTAATAAAAGCAATATTGATCCCACTTCTATAACTGTTTGTAAGTACGTTGTTGCGCACTCTTTCAATCTCTTGGCTGTAATAGGACGGAAGGCTTTCTTCTCCAACAACTATTGATACGGTTACGTTTTCGTATGCACTTGCAGGCGTGATAGTGCTTGACCATGTTGTATCATAAATTACAACTCTAATAAATTGGGCTGCGACAGTATACGGTTCACTTGTATCGGAAATATCATATGCTTTGTTAGGAGTTCCGGGAATCCAGTATTCTAAAAGTTGATGCGCGTATCTAGTAGACTCTATTTTGATTTTACAGTTTCGAGAGGGCAAAGCAATCAGCGCACTTCTAACAGCGTTTGGCGAATCAGTTTCATTCCAGTCAACAATTCGCCCCTGTACCCACTCAGGGTCTAGACCGACACGACCGTCAATATCAAGTCTAATATAATCGTTTTTGTTTTCGTATGTTGTATCTATTTCGATCTTTTGAACAAATGTCTCGTATGATTTGTTTTTTGAAATTCTTAAATACGCGGCATTTGTTGGAACTTCATAATCGACAAGCGTTCCGTAATCAACAGTATTATCTGAGTTGTTTGCACCGCTTATATAGGTTTTTGCGTATGTGTAAAACGCAATACCTGCATTGTATTTATAGGCAACTTTAATTTTTAATTTTCGACAATCCCCGATGTAAATGTAGTCGCTTGATATGTAACTGTCATTAGTAACAAGCTCGCCGTTGTTCGAATTTACATATTTATTGTCAGTCGTTGCGCCTAACGGAAGCGTAACAGCGCTCCTTAAATCACTTATTTGGCGATTTAACTCAGTTACATCAGTGCTCAGTGCGTCCAGATCAGACTGATTTGCCTTGCCATCAAGAGTGCTCTGCCAGCCGTTGAAGGTGGTCGTCCAGTCAGCAAAGGTGTCAGCTCTGTTGCTTTCCGCTGTGGCTCTTGCTGCCTCAGCAGACGCTCTGGCAGACTCTGCACTGGCTCTCAGTGCTTCGGCGCTTGCCCTTGCGTCCTCCGCTGTGCCTCTGGCATTCTCAGCGTTTACCCTTGCCTGTTCAGCCGCAACTCTTGCAGACTCAGCCAGTACACGTGCCGCTTCAGCAGCAGCTCTTGCATCTTCGGCATCTGCTCTCGCAGTCTCTGCCTGTCTCCTTGCCTGCTCGTTGGAGGCTCTGGTGCTCTCAGCACTTGCCCTGTTGGACTCTGCTGTCTGTCTGGCAGTTTCGTTACTCTGTCTGGTAGATTCATTCTGCTGTCTGGAGGTTTCAGCAGACGCTCTTGCAGCTTCCGCTGTTGCTCTATCCTGCTCTGCGGCAGATCGGGCATTCTCTGCGGTTACACGTAAATCCTCTGCGGTCGCACGAAGATCCTCTGCGGTTACCCTTGCTTCCTCAGCAGATACCCTGCCGTCCTCGGCAGCTGCCCTCGCAGTCTCTGCGGCAACTCTCAGCTCCTCCGCTGCCGCACGAAGCTGCTCTGCTTCTGCGCAGTCTTCTGCAATGTCATGGGCCTCGTTGGCAATCGCCAGAATCTGTGCCCACATGTCCGGTGTCGGGTCGGCAGGCGTTGCTCCCTCATAAGAAGCACCTTCACGAAGCACACCTATACTCGCCCAGATGGTCGGGATGATGGTCGTGCCAAGGCCGTCATTGCCATACACACCGGCAAAGATCGGTTCATCTATGTAATCCACTGCGCAGTTTTCAGAAGGCAGTTCCACAAGCCCGGATGTCGGCACAGCCATTGCGACTCTGCTCTCATCATCTTCACCGTTCCGGAAGATGGCGAACTTTGCGAGGCCATCCCAGTCATCCGAGAACGTGAACTGCACCTGAATCCCCGCAGATCTGGTAGTGATCAGTTCTTTTTCTCCGACAATCGCACGTCGGGTATTTACTGTTATCTCGATCATTTTTCGTCCTCTCCATTATCAGGAGGGGTGAGCGAGCATTACGCCCACTCACCCCAAAGTTCAGCGACCTCTCTGGGAGAGGAGCCTGTCGATCTCCTGCTTGGTATCATCGGGAACGTAGTCCCGCATCTTCCGCATAATCGACATAAATTCTTCTTCGTTGTGTCCGGAGTTACCCATCGCCCGGCTCATGTGGCTCTGCACGCCTCTACGGTTGCCGCCCATGTCGTAAGAACCCTCATAAGAGCTTTCGTAGGAACCGCCGTTCCCGCCGTAGCTGTTGTAACTCCGCATGGAATTCCCGTCATAGGAGCCCCGGTTGCTAAACAGCCCTTGCTGTTCGCCCTGCGGTTCTTCGTATGACCAGATTGCGCAGATTCTCCGCAGGATACCAACCAGCTCGTAGACCGTGGTTACTTCCGAGTCGGAAGAGAACTGGCCCTTGTTGCACACTGGCTCCAGCGTTTTCAGCGCAATCTTGTACAGAGATTCAAGAACTTCCATACGCTACCTCCGGTTAACCGTTGGTAGTTGCTGCCGCTGCCGGGGCCGGATAGCGTTCAAGGAAGAACTGGGTCTGCGCTGTGAGCGCATTCTGGATGTAGTTGTTGGCCTGCAGCGAGTTGATCTGATTGCGCAGCTTGTCGTTGTCGTTCTTGTAGTAGTCCAGTTCGAGCTGGCACAGCTTGTCGCTGATGGTCTGGATGCCGGATGCAATCGCGTTGCGGGTCAGGCCACCGTCCATGACGATAGCGTTCTGCACACCCTGAGTGGCAAGCCTGTTTTCACAGCAGCAATCAGCGAGCTGGCGCTGCAGGCCGTTAAAGCTCTGCAACGTGTTCAGCTGGTTGTTATAGTCCTGCTGGATGTCTGCAAGCTGATTGCTCAGAAGGGTCTGAACAATATTCCCGCCGGTGTTGCAAACCTGCTGAGAAAGTCCGGCAATCGCAAGCTGGGTGTCGGCATTGCCGTTCACAACAGCGCTCTGAACGCCTGCGATCGCCATATTGTTCGCCTGATTGGCAAAGCCCTGTGTGGTGATGTCAGCCTGATTCAGCCAGGGATAAAGACCCATTCCGTTCATACCGTAACCTCCACCGAAGCCACCGAGTCCTCCGAAACAGAGTGCGAGAAGAACGAGCCAGCCAATGCCGCCGAAATCACCGAATCCGTTTCCGTAACCATAGCCGCCAAAACCGGACGGCTGGACCAGCATGGTCGTGCCTGTGCCATTATTGGTTTCAAACATTTCATTGCTCCTTTTAAAACATGAATTTGATATTCGCTATTTGCGGCTCATCATTTGATTGATGCCATCCTGCGTCACCTGTCTGGTGCTTAGGAGATAGGGAATGATCTGTTCTGGTGTTGTCATGTTTGCCGGGACGTTATATCCCTGTTTTGCCAACATACCAACAGGGTCTTTGCGGACCATTGCCATTGCTTCCTGAAAGGAAAACTTCTGCTGTGGCTGCTGCCTGCTCCCGTTAAGAAACCCCATTCGCGTCCTCCTTCTTCGCCGTCAATGCGGCAATTAGTTCGTTCAGCTGGTCTTTGGTTACATACTTGTCTTCTTCGGGCGGCTCAGGCGGTCGGCGATCCCAGTATTCATAGGTTGCACCAGTCTGTGTTCCGGTCTTGTGGACGATCACACTTTCGTCCTTCAGGATAAACCCCATTGTTTGGCCTACACTGACAGGCGTCTGCCTGATCGCATCGATGCTGTCCATCACGATAAAGTCTGTATGAATCACAGGTGGGGTGACCGGTTGCGCCTGCATAGCTGGCTGCGGCATCTGCCCAGACAGCTGCTGAAGGGTCTGAATGTACTGTTGGAGATAAGGATTTACGAATGTGGTAGGCATTTAACGGCTCCTTTCAAAATAGTAGGTTGGCACGGTCAGGGCAGAGTCCCAACTGTCCCACCAATTTCCGTCGATGAGAGCAACTGCATGTTCCAGCGGGCCGAGGATATATTTGCCCTTCGGGTGGTCTCTCGCAAAGTCCTGTACGGTATAGCAGTCCGGGCATCGGTCAATCAGATGGAACTGGTCAAATCCAAGCATCTCAAGCAGCTTCCACCAGACCCTGTTTGAGCTTGGCATATCGAACATCAGTCCGGAGAGCACACACTGCGAGAGGTGGACGAGCTTCCAGCTGAACCCGGTCACTGCGCATATCGCCCGGACCGTGCAGTCGCCTACATTGATCCCTGCGGGATTTGGCTGGTAATAAACAAACATGACAATAGATTGAGGATAAGTCCCTTGGAGACAAGGGACTTATTGTTATGATCAGGTTGTGCTCTTTGCTACAAGAACGCCGTCCGCATGCTCCTCAATAACGAAGCAGTCGTACAGGAATCTGCCCTGGCAGACCGCACCGTCAACATCCGGGTGCTCATTGAGAACACGCAGGGTCTTGATCTTGGTCGGGGCCACGACGGCATCCTTCGCAACGATCATGTAAACAACGCCGGTCGGCATATAGCTGTCGGGGACCTTGACGATGTGCAGGCCGTCAATGACGCCCAGCTCACCGCGCTTGATGATGCGGTCGGCGACATCCTGAACGGTTGCGCCTGCGCCGAGGACCTGGTCGGCCAGTTTGACTTTGATGACTTCGGTCTCCTTGATGAACAGCACGCGATCCTCAGTCGCAAACTTGTTGTTCATCGTTGCGTTGGAAGTCATGATGGTTTCGATGGCGTTGCTCTTGGTCAGGGCAATGCCGGTCTGAATGGTGCCACCGCCCGTGGTGCCGAACCCAGTCACGCCGTTGCCGGTGGCGATGGCGTTGAGCCGGTACTTGTCGGTCTGCGGGATCAGCTGGTACTTGACCTGGTTTGCGGTGATGACTCCGGCTGCCTTCTCCTGCAGGGTGCTGGTGTTGTTGCGCTTGTCAATAGCGATATTGAAAGAGTAGTCCTGCGTGATGGTGAGCGGCTGGACCTTGTCTTCCTGCTCCACAAGGGGGCCGAAACGGCTGCCGTCTACCTTGTCCCAGTCATACGCCTGCAGCTGATAGGTCGGGAGGGAGCGCAGGCGGATGGTTGCCACGCCGTCCCAGTCGTATTTGTTGCTGAACACACCATCGGTGATGGATCTTTTGTAATATGCTTCTACGAGCCGTTTCGCGGCTTTGGACTCAAAATTATGAGCCATTAATACTCAACTCCTGGTATCAGAGGTCGTCCCAACCCTCCATAAACGGGTCTCTGGTCGCAGCAGAACCGACAGACCTGGAGCTTCCCATGGAACGCTCTTTGTTTTTTTGCTGCTGTTTCGCCTGTTCGAGTTCCTCTTTCAGGCGCTTGTTGTCGGCTTCCAGTTTCTGGTTCAGGTAACGCTGATACGGGCCTATAAGATCAAGCGTCTTGTCCGCTTCATCCCAAACCTCTTTCGGGATGTCTTCCGCTTTCACATCCTTGTATGTTGAGCGGAACCGGTCCACCGCTTCACGACGCTTCGCCATCAAAGCTTCTTCATTCTGCTGGGCAGCAGCAGGGTCCTGCTGTCCCATGCCCTGAAGCCGTTTCCGTACAGCCTGGGCGGCTGCAACAGACGCATCCAGGTCTTCACCCTTCGCTTTCGCCTGTGCAATCAGACTGCGGGTTCTGGTCTCGTCGATCAGCGCATCAATGTCTCCGTCGCCCCTCGCATCTGCGAGTTCCTTCAGGAAGCCTTCATACATCCGGAGCTTCTGAACGTCGTCCTTGACGCCGTCCCACTTCTCCCGGATACGGTCATAGTCCATACCCTTCTGGGCAAGACTGATTACTTCTTCCCTGTCAACGGTTCTCTCTTCGCCAAGGTGACGCAGGGTAAACGATGCGCTCTGGTCTGAGTCTCCTTCATTTCCCTCGCTCTTGCCTTCCTCAGATTCGCCATTGCTCTCCTCACCTTCGGTTCCGTCCGCTTCCTGCTGGTCTGCATCCGCTTCTGTCCCCTCGCTTTCTTCATCAGTGTCCCGGCTGTCACTGTCAAACGACCAACCTGCATCAAGGCCGTCGCCCTCTGCAGCACCGTCCGTTTCGTCGCCCCAGCCATCGGAAAAAGCATCCGACGTCTCGACTGCTTCTTCCTGATCAGTCAGCATGGTGTTCTCGTTATCCATTTGTTCCCTCTTTCCCCGCTATGGTCGGCGGTTAAGATTCATATTTCAGAGCGCTGGTCTGCGCTTTGATGCAAATAAAAAAAGGACGTCAAGACAGATTCATGATCTGTCCAACGTCCTTAAAGGCTCTCTTCGGCGGTCGGCCCTCAAACTGCCCTTTGACCGCTCTTATTCATTTAGCGTCAGAATAACAGGCCTCTTGCAGTTCGGGCACCAGAACTCTATTCCCCTGGCTCTGGCATTGTACAGCGCCTTTGCGAAATACCTTCCGCAGTCAGGGCATACAATCCGTCCGTCCCTCGTTATCTTCGCTTTCCCTGTCATTCTGATCCTTTCTCCCGGTGGCTCGTCTCTGCAAGACCTTAACCCGGATAAAGAAACTGTGCCGTCTTATTTCTATGCCGCCAGACGGCAGGCTGGTTGGAGCTGCCGGAAGGCCTCGAACCCTCAACCTGCTGATTACAAATCAGCCGCTCTACCCATTGAGCTATGACAGCTTATATGTTGCCGGTTTCCTGGCGGTACCTGTCGCCCTTGTCTCTCAGACAACGCCACGGCATGTACTCAGTTCACGGCACTGCTTACTCTCAACCCACAGCGGTACCAGCGCCAGCAGCCTTGGGGTCTTGTAGAAAGGAGGTAAATCATGCAACATGAAAGATACTGGCGATTCCTATAGGACTCGAACCTATAACCTCATGGTTAACAGCCATGCGCTCTGCCAGTTGAGCTAAAGAACCATTTTCACTACCCTTCCAGATCCGCAGGCCTCCACATTCTCCAGTGTCGCCCGCATCCCTGCCTTTCCTCGTTCCTGTATTATACATACCATCTCTGAAAAAACATGCAAGCATTTTTTTATTATTTTTTTCTTACCTCCTCCTTCAATCACCCATCCCCCTCTTTTCCTGTACCCCCTTGTGTAAAAACAATGCCCTGAATTACCTTGGGTTTTTGAGTGGTTTTGAGTGCGTGAAAAGCCTAATATATATATACGTTGAACCCATCCCCTCTTTTTTCCTGGCCCCCTTCCCCCTCATAGCCTTGCCAAAATCCACTACCATTGAAAACCACCATAACAAAAAATCTCTTTTTCCCGGCAAAAGTTCTCTATTCTTTATGTTTTGCTATGAATTCCGAACTTATTCCCTATTGTAGTGGTTCGCATAATACCTATTATCGGAACCAACTATTTCCTATCATGCAGCAGGGAATTAATTGTTAACCTTCCTGTTAAGTAAAGGTTGACAATCTACCCCTTCTCTGTCTCTGGTGCTTATATAACCCCCGCAAAATCCCACTTCAAAGATAGGATATATATAATAACCAGGCCGACACCATGAAACCCCTGAACACCTGCAGCAGATCAGGAAGGCACCAGGGGAAAACGTCAAGAGAAAGGTTCCCCCTTATAATCCCCTTTAAAGAGAATATTATTATTTATTATTATATTATAATATACTGGTAATACATGTAATACAGAATCTGCGATTCGCAGCGATTCGGTGCGATTCGCTACAATTCGCAGCGATTCGCAGAGCTTCCAAAGAGGATCAGCAGCGCCAAGGAAAGCCCCTGAAAAAATTTTTTGCAAATCGTGAAAAAAGTTCTTGACATACTCAATTGAGGTCGCTATAATAAGCAGCGTAGGGAGGACACAGGACGACGGAGGACGCAGGGCAAAAGCCCTGAAAAATAATACATACTCGATTGAGTATTCAGAGGGAAAAGGAGAAAAGAAAATGATTAAACACGATGAGTTTTGGAGATTCGATAGCGAGCAGATTGGTAAGAAGGTGCTGGAAAACAAGGAAGCCTTTGTTATTTACTTTGAGATTGGCGGCAGTTACATGGCAGTTGACAAAACCATAAAAGGCAAGGAATACACCTTCAGCGGGTTGTATCACAGAAGCACAAGCGGCGACTTTAAAAGATGCAAGAAAGCTTTTGAGAAGTATAGCCCTGAATCAATGAAAATGATCCAGGAAATGGCGAGGGGCTGAACCAGCAGCCCCCACCACAAAAACAAAAAACAGAAAAGGAGAATAAATCATGAAATACTTTATCAACTGCAACACCCTGGAAGAGCTCAAGGCCGAATATAAAAGACTCGTGAAGATCCACCACCCAGACGCTGGCGGCGATGTGGAGATCATGAAGGAGATCAACAACGAATATGAAAAGGCTTTCGAGATCCTGAAGGACCGCCACAACAGCAAAGCCGACGCTCAGCACCAGACCACAGAGGCCCCTTGGGAGTTCATCCAGATCGTTGACAAGCTCATGAAAATGCAGGGCCTTGTAATTGAGCTTTGCGGTTCCTGGCTCTGGATCAGCGGCGACACCTACAGCAACAAAGACGGCCTGAAGGCTGCAGGCTGCAAATGGTCCAGCAGCAAAAAGAAATGGTACTGGAGGCACCAGGAAGACGCCTGCCCCTATTACGGAAAATCCCAGAGCATGGAAAAGATCCGGGCCAAGTATGGCAGCCAGTATTTGAGAGGCAGCGCCGAAAAGGCAGCCGAGATTGAAGCAGCATAAAGGGGCCTAAACCAGGCCCCACAGAATAAAACGAAAAGGAGATATAAAACAATGACTACCAAAGAACATGCAGCACTTCAGAAATTATTCAATACCCTTCAAGACTATGACAACACCAAAGCCGCAATGCTTAAAGAGCTCCAGGAGTTGAACGCCCAGCACGGAGACGGGCACAGATGGTGCAGTTGGAAAGCCAACCTCGACGGGATCGCAAAGACCGACCCGTGCAGCATCCATCACAGAAGAGCGGAAATGTGCTACGAAACTTACATGAACGCCTGCGGAGCATATGAAGCGATGATGGACCTCGGCTCAACTCTTGCTGAGCTGGGATTCTGGAAAGAAAAAAAGCGGGGCCTCTAATGGCCCCGGATGAAAGGAGAAAAATCATGAGCAGTTTCGTTATCAGCAAGAAAGAGTATATCAGAGTCGCCGGATTCCTGGCAGGTCTGGCAGATAGTTTGTACTGCGGAGAGCCAGCGCTCCGGCTCTGGGATTACAGCAGAAACAGAGTCTACACCCCAGACGATTATTACAAAGCCTTCGTCTGGCTCCATCACCTGAACGCCAAGAGCGTTCAGCTCCAATACAAAGATGATGAGATGGAGACAGACCCGGACAATTACCTCGGAGAGTTTGCAGTGTACAAATCTAAGGCAAGCAGCATGTACAACTACAAGCGGCAGAATCTCCCGCTTCAGGTCGCAAGAATCAATCTTTTCCTGAACAGCGTTCTGTATCAGATCGAGGATCAGGAATGTGAACGGCAGGCCAAAGGATTTATTTACCGTCTAATGTTCCAGCTTGAAAGAACTGTATCAAGACGAGTTTACAAAGAGGAAGAGCTTGATTCCTGGAGCAGTTTCGAGCTTTAACAAATCACCCGCCCCGGAGGTCACGAGGGCAGAAAGGACAGCATCATGAAATATTTCTTCTCCATGATCCTCATCATCCTGCAGGACTTTGAGGAATACGATTCTTGACATACTCAACCGATCCATGATAAACTCTGCATGAAAGGAAGGTTGACGCAATGGCAACAAGAAAAACGAAAACCAGCACCCAGGTCAAGCGCCGGTATAATGACAGTGTTTATTCCAAAATTCAGGCCGAACTCCCAAAGGATACAGTCGCAGCGTTTAAGGCAAAATGTGCAGAAACTGGCGTCAGTCAGGCAAGTGTAATCCTGGCAGCTATAGAGAAATTTATTGCAGAATAATGCCCACGCTAATTGCCCACGGCCTCAGATACCAAGTAAAATAAGGCCATCCAGAGGCGTATTGTGGGGTTCGAGTCCCACCACCGGCACCACAGAGACCAAGTCCCCGACTCGTCAATGAATCGGGGACTTTTCCCTGTTTTAGGGGCTTCTCAGCCTGTTTTTGTGTCATTCAGTTGTAACCGTTTCGATGATATGTGGGCGTTTTTCGTTAGCTTTTAATATACAAAATTGCCCACGAAATTTGCCCACGATACCCGCTCCCAGATCATCCAGGAGCGGGTTATTTTTTTACCTTCTCGTTATCTGTAAAGAATGCAGTGACTTTGGTCCTTGCCTCAGATTCCCCTGCTGCTGTCAGCCGGATATAAATCCGGTGTAATGTCGTTCTGTCCTTCCACCCGCCCCATTCTTGAATCTGTCTTTCGGGGATCTCCAGATAGTAACAAAGGCTTGCGAATGAGTGCCGCAGGCCATGACAAGTTACCACGGTCACTCCTGCCCTCTCGGATGCTCGTTTAACGTCATCGAGCAGGTTGGATGGATTAATTACTACCACCGGGCCTGAAACGCTGTGAGAGGCCTTTAAAAGGCTCAGAAGACGAGGTATCAAAATCGGCACAGTTCGGGTGCTTGTTTGATTCTTGTTTTGCTTCTTTCGGATAAGGCCAGATGTGCCCCTGACCACAGCGCCCTTAACAGTCACAGTGCCGTTTTTCAGACTGACATTTTCCCATTGCAGGCCCAGGACCTCAGACAAGCGCAGGCCATGAAGCAGGAGTAAAGCGGGGATCTCATAGGACTTGCCTTCCACAGCCTGTAGGAATGGCTTGATCTCATCCGGCTGCAGGAATGCAATCTCATTTACCGGAACACTCGCGAGCTTTACCGATGGCACCGGAAAACCGACAAACTCCAGAGCAGGCCTCACCAGTCCCCAGGCGTTTTTGACGGTCTTTTCCGACACGGTTTCAAGCTCCGAATTAATCATCTTTTGGAAATCTATGTTGCCGATCTGCTTGTCCTTGTACGTCCCCCATCTGTTTTGGGCATATGACTTGTAGGACCGTACAGTTGCCGGGGATAGAACAGGGGTGTTTGCTGTGATGTACTTGTCCTGTACTTCTTTCAGGGTGAGCTTCTTTGTTTCTTTCGATGCTCGTTTCCTGCTCTGTCCTCCGAGAAGCTTGGCCTTTATAATCCGAGCCTCGTTTACACAGTCTTCCTTCCGCTCTCTTGTGATGCTTACATCCTCGCCCCTCACTCTCATCCTGATCCGCCAGGAGCCCGAGGGAAGCTTTTCCGGTTTTGGTATGTTCATTATATCACCATATTGTGATTCATATAGTAATTCATGGCCTTTGCTGCAAATGCAGGCGTGACATCGAAATCCTCGGCAATCTGCCATGGTTCCGTGTCTCCTGCTTTGACCGCATCCCAGAATTCCGCCTCAGGGATCAGGATCTGTATTGCTTTCCTGTCTGCCCTGTTTTCATATCTCTTCCTGATATAGCTTGGATCTTCCCTTGTGTAAAACGATCCTGTCAGACAGTGCCCCAGCTCATGCCCTGCATGTACCCGCTCTTCCGAGATGGTCCCGACCAGACTGTAGTCCAGTGCAATATACCCCGGCACAGAAAAAGATACTGTCTCCGGGATATTGCCAACGTAAATACCGATTCCGTTTTCCTCAGCGATTTCATAAAGCCTTGTCAATTCTCGTTTTCCTTTTCTCGTTGTTTGACGAATGCGGCAAAGCGCTTGATCTCATCATACATTTCGTCCGTGATCTCGACGTCTGCCCCATCGTAAAGCGCAAAAACCAATGCGTCATTCCGGCGCTTCTTATAGTCCACGTTTGGCGTCTCTCTTCCCAGCAGCTCGTCAATGGTTATTCCGAAAAGATCAGCAAGCTTCTTCAGCGTCTCAGAGTCAGGCTCCCGGATTCCCTTTTCATAATTATGATAAGTTGTCGGGGCAAGGCCTGCTTTCATCGCTGTTTGTCTCTGCGTCCATCCTTTTGCTTCTCTGTATTCCTTCAGCTTTATCATACACTCCCCTCCTGATCCCTATTATACACAAATTGGGAACATATAGCAACAAAAAATTACACGGTTTAGGAACATTTGCATAAAAAAGTGTTCTCATTCCGTGAATTTTTTTACTTGCGTTGTTCCCATTTTGGGTTTATACTGTGCACATAATCCACAGTTTGGGAACAGGAGGTGATTACTTGAGCTATCCGAACATTGCTGCAGAACGTGCCAGGAAGGGCATGAGCTATGACGCACTTGCCGATTATCTCGGCGTAACACGCAAGACCATTTATAACTGGGAATCGAAGGGAAAGATCCCGCAGTCTGCACTGGAGAAGATGGCTGATCTGTTTGGCGTCAGCATCGACTATCTTCTCAGCAACAACAGTATAACCTAAACCATGTCCAGAAAATTGGACACAATCGAAAGGAGCACCAAATGAAAAGAAAACAGATCTGCCAGATCCCTGTCGGATATGTCGCCATTGAAGCTGACAAATACGCTGCGATGCAGTGGAAGATTAGAGGCCTTGCACAGGAAAACAGTGGGCTCGATGCACAGGTTGATGTGTACCGGGAAGAGGTTGAGAAGCTCAAGGCAGAAAAGGAAAATCTGCAGAATCAGGTCAAGACCCAGCAGGCAAGCATTGATTACTGGTACGAGCTGTCGAACAAGCTCAGAGAGAAGGTGGAAATCTATGAGGCCCAGAACAAAGAAGCTCCTACAGGAACAGAAGCAAGTTCCGTTCATTGAGGTCCGGCGCCTGCTTTATTCCTACAACATCAGAGGCGAACAGCTTGCCGATGTGCTGAGAATGTCACCATCTGCCGCAAGGGTAAGGCTGAAAAATCCCGGAAAACTGACCCTGAACGAATTGCAGATGATCTGCGATTCCGGTATTCCCGCATTCAGAATTCTGGAGGCGATAAACCTTGAGCCAAAAGTCCTCTGACGCCGCCAAGAAGTACTTTGTTGAGAACTGGCGGAAACAAACCAGAGACACCAGACGGAATGTCAAATCCTACGATGATCTGATTCAGGCAGTCAATGCAGTCGGTATTAAGAACCTCAGAGCCTACTGCCTGCAGAAGCCAAAACCACTGCATAACTTTGACCGGGATATGCAGATCATCAAGGACCGCTTGAAAGGCCTTGATATGCCCTACATCCACCGTCAATACCATGTTACGATCTGCATCAGCGACCTGATCAAACGCTATACCCGATATGCAAAAGAATGTGCCGAATGGCTGAAAGAACAGGAGTAATACAATGACAATCTATCCGATTGATGAACAGATTGAACGGATTTTTGCCAACTACACCGACGAGGAAACCGGAGAGCTGAAGAAGTACATCATCGGCCCGACCGGATACCCCAGAGAGGTCCCGCTCTCCGAGCAGGAAGAAGCTGCAGCTGCAGGCCTCAGCTATGAATACCTTGATACCGAGGCCATGATGCAGCAGGAACTGGAAGAGGCCCAGATCAATTTCGATACCATGATCCACTCGCTCCGCAATGAGGTGATTAACAAGGCCTCAGATGCTGCCGCTCTCAAAGCTGAGAAGCTGAAGCTCTCCCGCCGTCAGCAGATCGCAGAGAACGCATCAGAACGTGCAAAGCGTTTCCTCGCCTACCTTCTGAAGGGTGAGAAATACGATGACGGTGTCTGCAAGATCTCCTACCGGAAATCTGAGAACGTCGTGATTGACGATGACTTTGTCGAGTGGGCCAGTGTGAATGCTCCCGGCCTGCTCAAGGTCGAACCGGAACCCAGGAAGGCAGACATCAAAGCCGCCATCAAGAGAGGCACCATGTTTGATCATGCCCATCTTGAGATCAAGAACAATATTCAGGTGAAGTGATGCTGAACATCGTTAATCTTCAGGGGTTTATCGTAGATCCTCCGGAGCTGTCCGAAACATCATCAGGTGTGAAGTTTACCACCTTTCGGCTTCTGGTCGAGCGTACCGGTGATAAGAAAAAGATGAAATACACTGCCGACTATATCCAGATTGATGTGTACGGACCTCGTGCAGTGGCAATCTGCAAGCACTTGCAGAAGAACAGTCAGATCCTTGTTACTGGAGCCATAGTCACGGACCATTACGATAACTACAAGCGAGAGACCGTATATACCACCAGAGTGGTTGCATCAAACGTCGTGTTCCTGCCACACGTCCAGAAATCCAAATGGGCAGACGAGTTTTTCGAGGCATATCCGGAAATTGGAAAACTGTATAAGAAATATGCTGCTGAAAAGCGGAAACAGAAAAAAGAAGATATTGAAGAAATGGAGAAAAATTTATGAGTTTAATCGCATCTGAAAATTCCGGCACCACATTCGACCCGATCCCGGAAGGCACCTATCTTGCTGTCTGCTACATGATGGTGGACCTTGGAATGCAGTACAGCGAACGCTGGGGCAGGACTTCCCACAAGGTCCAGATTGGCTGGGAGCTACCAGAGCTTACCGTGACCATTGACGGCGAGGAAAAGCCAAGAACAATCAGCAAGGAATATTCCATGTCCCTCAACAAGAAGGGCAATCTCCGTCAGGCGCTTGTTGCCTGGCGAGGCAAAGACTTCACGCCGGAAGAGCTGGAGCGCTTCGATCTTCGGAATATTGTCGGAACATCCTGCCTGATCAATATTGTCCAGAACGATAGCAACGGCAAAACCTATTCCAATGTCTCCGGTATCATGGCGCTTCCAAAGGGAATGCCGAAAGGCAAGCTTGCATCCGATCCGCTGATCTTTGACCTGGATGCGGATGACCTGAGCATTTTGAACACCTTCCCAAAATATCTGAGGGAAAAGATTGAGCGCTCCGAGACCTATCAGGAGCGTGTGAACCAGAACCAGACCCCGGTTCTAACCGTGCTGAATAACGAAGAGGACGACGATCTCCCCTTCTAAAGGAGTTGTAGAAATTGGCCCGAAAGTATCTTCCCATCTATCACGACATGATCCCAACCATAGACAACCTCAGTGACGCCGAGGCCGGTAGGCTTATAAAAAGCGCGCTGAAATACAGCGCTTCTGGCGAGGCTGCAGACCTCAGTGGGAACGAGCGTTTTATATGGCCCATGTTCATGGCTCAGATTGACAGGGAAAAAGAAAGATACGAGGAACGCTGTGAGATCAATAAACGCAATGCTGCAAGTCGCTACGAATCGCACCGAGTCGCAGCAAATCGCAGCCAATCGCAGCCAATACAAGAAGAAAAAGAAAACAAGAAGAGTTTTACACCGCCGACCCTTGACGAAATCAGGGCATATTGCAAAGAGCGCAACTCTTCTGTAGATCCTCAGCAGTTCTACGACTACTTTACCGCCGGGAACTGGATAGATTCCAAGGGCAAGCCGGTCCTAGCCTGGAAGCAGAAGATCATCACCTGGGAGAAGTTCAATGTCGGGAAAGAGACTCCTGTTCCCGCTCAGACTTCTGCACCTGATACCAGTTGGAGAGACCGCCTGCGTCAGAGAGAAGAGGACTATAGACGGGAGGCTGGTATGGAATGATCTCCCCGGAATTATCCAGACAGATGGAGGCATCTCTTGCAGGTTGCCTCCTTCTGGAACCGGCAGACGTACTCAGTAACATCCGGGATGTTGTCTCAGAATCCGACTTTGATACCCAGCAGGCAAAGGCAATCTATCTTGCCGTGTCCGCTCTCATTGCCACCGGCTCCCCCTGCGATCCTAACCTGATCCTGCAGAAGGCGGAAGAGCTTGGTTATAAAGTCTCCACGGAATATGCAGCAAACGCCATGACCGTGACACCGACCGTTCTGAACGCAAGAGAATATGCGGAGGCTGTCCATGAAAGAGCTGTAACCAGAGAAGCCGCTAGAATCGGAATGGCAATCGTAAATGAAACCATTGACGCCGATACCGCCATTAAGCAGCTGCAGGGTATTACGCAAGGCAAGAAAGGCAATCTCCAAAGCCCGATGGAAATGGCAAACCAGTTCATGGACTACATCAACCTCGCCGCAAAGGGGCAGGCAAAAACCTTCACCCCGACCGGATACCGGAATCTGGATGATATTCTGTCCGGCGGTCTTGTGTCAGGCGGCATGATCACCATCGCCGCCCGCCCAGGCACCGGAAAGACAACAGTTGCCCTGAACATTGCCGAGAACGTGGCTGCATCTGGAAAGCCGATCCTCTATGTTTCTCTGGAAATGCCGTCTGTGCAGCTCTGGTCCTGCCGGGTTGCGATGGTCTCCGGCCTGAACCGCAGCACGGTCTATACCGGAGGCTTTCAGCAGGATAAGGACTGGGTACGTTTTAACGACGCCGTCCAGGCGATTGCAGAACGCCCCTTCTACATTCGGGATGTGCCTTCCACCATTGACGATATTGAAAGTCAGGCCCGCTGCATTGACGGTCTTTCCCTGATTATCATTGACCACATGGGCCTTGTGAAGTACCGTGGCAAATCCGGTTCCCGATATGAAATCATGACTGACATTTCCCACCGAATCAAGCAGATGGCAATGGCATTAAAAGTCCCGATCATTGCACTCTGCCAGCTGAACAGAGGAACCGTACAGCGCTCAGACAAGCGCCCGAATATGGCAGATCTCCGAGACTCCGGTGCAATCGAGGAAGATTCTGACGTGGTCTGCCTGTTGTACCGGGAGGCGGAATATCTGCCGGATGATAAGCAGCCGAAATCATGGGAAGTACAGGAGATTGATTTCATCATCGACAAAAACCGGCATGGTCGGAAAGGTCTTGTATCCCTTGGCTATTGTGGAGCAACATCCAGAATATCAGGAGGCTATAAATGAAAATCACGATAGAGATCCCAGGCAACCCGATAACCAAGAAGAACTCACAGCGTATCGTCCAGATGCGGGGCAAAGGCGGAAAGACAGGCAGATCCATGATCATTCCATCGCAACAGTACAAAGTCTATGAAGCTGCTGCAATGGTAGCCCTTCGGGAATGGAAACCGAGACAGCCCCTCACCGGCCCTGTCCAGATCACCTGTATCTATTACATGAAAGAGCGCCGCAAGGTCGATCTCACCAACCTCATGGAAGCAACAGATGACATTCTGGTTCGGGCAGGGGTTCTGGAAGACGATAACCGGGAGGTAGTTGCTTCCCATGATGGTAGCAGGGTGTACCACGATCCTGAGCGCCCAAGAGTGGAAATAACCATCACAGATATGCAGGACTATCCCCTGTGGAAAGACGATGCACAGAAGCCGGTTAAACGAGCGAGAAAGGCAAAGGAACCGGTGATGGAAGACTTCGATAACGAGCATTGGGATTAAACAGCAAGGAGGACATGAAAGATGACAGATTACAGTGCATACCGATCCCATGTCGGGATCACAAACCCTGAGATGGTGAAGGCCGTGCAGGATAATTACAGCGCCTTCAACAAGATTGCCGCATCCTTCGTCAATCACCCGAATACCTTTGGCGTATGCCTGCTTCCTGAGGCTGAGAAGAGCCTTGTGGACAGATATGGCCCTGGTCCCGGCCTTGCCTCCATTCCATTCTCTGCCCCCGCAGAGGATCAGGAGAAGCCACTGAGGGAGAGGCAGGACAAACGCAGAAAGCGGAACCGGATCACATTCCGGATGGATGATGAGCTCTGGTCCAAGGCCCTTGAGCTGAAGGATGCTGCAGGGGTATTCACCATGCAGGAACTGTTTGAGATCATCCTCAAGCAGGCAATACGAGACTGGGAGGCGGATGAGAATGACGGCGACTGAAACCATGCAAGAGGTCATTGACCGGAGAGAGCTTGAGATCAGCAACATGTGTTTCCGGCATCCCTGGTTCAACTACATGTACAACTGGATTGTATTCCTTACCGTGATTGGCCTGTGCTCTTCCATCTTCTGGTGGGGCATTGATATCCGGACAGACAGGATTGCTTCCGCTCAGGCAGAGATTGCCCGGCAGGAAGTGTATGCCGAGCATCAGGCACAGGCAGAGGCAGTTGCCCTTGCTGCACAGGCAGAAGCACAGTCCAGAGAGGCAAGGCTCAACAGCTGGTCCACAGAGGGTGCCAAGCTCCTCTATGGCCTGAAGGGATTCATTGAGCAGTATGGTTATGATGAGTCCGATCTGGAGACCTACCTGCGCTGTGTCTATAACCGTTACCTGTATGCCGGGAGAATCACATCCCTTGAGACGATCATCTCCACCAAGGACCAGTTTACAGGCTATAACGCAAACAATCCTGTCCTGGATAAATACTACATCTTCTGCCTGAAGCTGTTTACTGCATGGGATGGTGAAGAGAGGCTCCCCTGCGATCCGTCATACCGGTTTGCGGAGTTGACAAAGCAGGGCATCTACCTCAAGGCAGACTTTGAGGCAGATGGTTACGCACCGAGGTGGCATGCATAATGCCAAACAAACTCTTTGTTGGCTATGCTCATGTGTGTCCGACCTGCGGCAAAACCTTCTGGGTTATGCATCCGACCGAATGGGTATACAAGAGGTACCGCCGCAGGAAGGACGATGTCACAACCATGTTCTTTTGTTCCTGGTCATGCTTAAGAAAATTTGACAAATCCAGAGAAGAGAAGCAGAAAAAGAAAAAGATAAAGGCAAATCATTACTGTTCCGAATGCCGGTTCTTTGTCTGGAACCCTGTACTGGAACATTGCACCTGCGACAGGGGTATCACTCTGTATGCCTATGACGACAAAGCCGGATGCGGAAGATGGGAAAAGAGGTGAAAAAGTGATGATAAGACGGCCAATTGGCGAAATGCCATTGCCGGATCTTATTGAAAGACTGGAGAGCAGAAGGTTCTATTCTCTGGACAAGAATTCTAGGGAAATTTTGTTGGAAGCCGCAAGACGACTGAGGAAGTTTTCGTTTGAGAGAAATTGCCTGATTCTGCAGTTACTCCATACCAAAACCCCAGAAGAAATTGGAAGAATTATTGACGAAGCATGGAAGGCATCCAAAGAAGCAAGGCCGAAGGAGGAATGAGCATGAACGTATTGGTTGCTTGCGAAGAAAGCCAGCAAGTGTGCAAGGCGTTTCGTGCGCATGGGCATAATGCTTTCTCTTGTGATATTCAAGAGTGCAGCGGTGGGCATCCTGAGTGGCATATCCAAGGCGATGTGCTGCCGTTGCTCAATGGGAACTGCACGTTCCATACCGCTGATACACACACACACACACAAGTGGGCAAGTGGGATTTGATTATCGCTCATCCGCCTTGTACGGATCTCGCTGTGAGCGGTGCAAGATGGTTTCCAGAGAAGCAACGTGATTTTAGACAGCAGAAATCATGTGTGTTCTTTATGTATTTTGCCCTTGCGAATTGTAATCGCATCTGCATAGAAAATCCGGTTGGGATTATGTCCAATGTTTATAAAAAGCCTACTCAAATCATACATCCATATGAGTTTGGGCATCCGTACCGGAAAACAACTTGTTTATGGCTTAAGGGATTACCGAAACTGAAACCAACCGATATCGTCAAGCCAGACATAAAGAAATACACCACAAAAGACGGGCACACTGTTTCATTTGATCGACTTGGTTGGCAAACAAACGACCCAAAAACTAGAAGCAAAACCTTCCCTGGAATAGCAAAAGCTATGGCTGAACAATGGGGAGGGAGAGTAAAGGGTGAATGAGCATTGAAGAATACATTTTTACAACGATAACATTTTTGATAGGTTTCTTTCTGGGGTTCTTGTGCGGGAGGAGCGGAACATGAGCATCCTAATCAAAGGCATGAAGATGCCGACAAACTGCCCTTGCGAATCGCTTGGAAACGGTTACGATTTGTACTGCTCTTTCGCAGGTGGAATCCCAGCCCGTGTGAAAGAATATTACGAATGTTGCCAAAATGGTACGAGGCCATCTTGGTGCCCTCTCGTCCCCATCCCTGAGCATGGGCGGTTGATCGATGCGGATGCGCTGACAATAAGCACGGCTGTACCGCTTGACGAGAAGCCTTATCAATATGTCCACATCGATAATATTAAAGCCGCTCCCACCATCATCCCAGCAAGTGAAAAGGAGGAATGAACATGGGAATTTATCTACCTAACATGGAGATGCCGAAAGAGGGGAATTGGATTACTCTCCGAGTTTACCCTGATGGGCAGTGCTTTCTTTATAGTTGGCGCGGGAATGATATTGAATTCATTGAGCAGTTGACCGCCGTCCCCGTCCAGGAACCGCATGGGCGGTTGATTGACGCGGATGCACTGATAAAGTCAGATCGAATGGTTGGCAAACTGATGATGTACGGCGGGGAGTATGTCTACACTCAAGCAGAAATAGACCGCTCTACCACCGTCATCCCAGCAAGCGAGGAGGCCGAGACATGAGCAGTTACAAGTTGGTTATCCCGCCAATGACAATCCATTTCTGCGAGGATTACCCAACACGAAAGAAACCCGTCATGGCGGTCAGCTTTGATGGCGAGAGCCGCCAATACAAAGTCGCATCGTTCAACAGCGAAAAGACAATGCGCTGGTTCATCGAGTGCCTTGACGATGCGTTGAAACAGGCAAACGTGAGACGATTCCCGGAAGAGGAGGGCGAGACATGACAACGGATAAATGTTTTTCGTGTAAACGAAACCACAAAAGTTTACTCTGTAAAATCTGTGGTGTTGGGATGAATGGTGAAAGAGAATATTACACGCGAAATCCAATCACAAACGCAGATAAGATCAGGGCAATGTCAGATGAGGAGCTGGCTGACTGGTTCATTAAAATCCAAGACGATGTTGCTGATTACTATGACGGAGGTCACGCATTTGCCCCAGAATTGCCAACACTGAAAGATAGCTGGTTTGACTGGTTGAACAAGGAGGCTGAGTGATGGAAGAGTTGAAGCCTTGTCCATTCTGCGGAAGCAAGCAAGTCTCTCGGTTTATGAAAATGAAACCTTGGAGCAAATATCCTTTATCGCGTTGGCGACATGGAGCTTATTTTTATGGCGTAGGATGCGAAAACTTAACTTGCAACGCAGAAGTCAAGTGGTTTTTGTCGTCAGAAGATGCTGTTGCAGCATGGAACAGGAGAGCTTGGTTATGACTAAATACATAGATTTGAATCGCGTTAAAGAAATACTGTTCCATTATTTCAGAACGCAAAGTGATGAAGTAAAGGATGTACTCTTGGAAGTTACAAAGTGCGTTCAGGAAATTCCTGTCGCCGATGTGGTAGAGGTTGTGCGGTGCAAGGACTGTTTCTACGGTGAAACAGACCCTTTAGACACAACAGATTATCTGTGCCGCTATTACGGTGATGACTGGAACGATAAAAACCACTACTGTTCTCACGGAACGACGATAAAGAGGTGATAACGATGTATGAAGAGCTTGTAAAAACGCTGAGAAGCGACTGTATGCTTTATCTGTTCGCAGACAAATTGGTAGCAACTCATTTTGAAACAGCTGCCAATGCCATAGAGGACCTGAAGAAACAGCTTGACCGCTATGATGATTACATTAAGCTGAATGGAGAAGTCATAGAGAGGCTGACAAAAAAGGTTAAAGAATTGAAAGGAAACGAAGGAATAGACATGGAAGTCACAGACAAAGAGGCGACGGAGATCTGCAAGGATGCTCTTTACCACTACGGCATTTCCAACCAGACCTCCAAGGCTATTGAGGAGATGTCCGAACTGACCAAGGAAATCTGCAAATGGAAAGAAGGAGCTGACAACAAGGCCCAGATCATTGAGGAGATGACCGATGTTTACATCATGCTCAAGCAGATGGTCATATATTTTGATTGCCTTACTGAGATCTACCAGATGCGAAACAAGAAGCTGAAACGGCTCAAAACAAGAATCTTTGAGGAGGAGAACCCATGAACAATGAAACTGTAAACCAAGCCCTTTATCACCCTGTCGGAAAACCGCCTGAGCAGATCTATGGGTGGGAATCCATCAATTGGAGTAACTTTAGCAAGGGATACAAAGGTGAGCCCGGTGTAACCATCACAAAAGAACTGCAGAGAAATCCGGCACAGATGGAACAGGAAAAGCGCACAGATCCCCAGGAGCTTGAATGGGGCATCCTGAAATCAGCCTATTATGGCTGGAAAGTGATTTTCCCTGCAAAGATCATCGTCAATGGCCCTGCTACCATCGTGATCTGGAGCGACAACACCAAGACTGTGGTAAAGTGCATGGATGGCGATACCTTCGATGTCTACAACGCCTTCTGTGCCGCCTTTGCCAAGAAGCTCTATGGCAGCAACGGTTTGATCAAGCAGCTGATTAAAAATGCTCTCCCAGAACCTGAGGAGGAAGAGGAAGAAGACGAATGAACATTGTGCTTCGCAAATGCCAAAGCTGCGCTTATTGCTGGGTATGCAACCTGCTCCATAAAAGCCTGTACCGGAGGATGATGTGCAAAGATCGCACATCAGAGGATGTGATTGACAGAGATTTTGAAGCTTGGTTCTTTAGCAAGATTTATGGAGCTAACAACAAATAGCAAAACTCCCCACCATTTCCGGTGGGGAGCATTTTTATGCCTGTGGTTATTTGCCGATGGATTCCTTCAGCATGGCCCTTACCTGTCTGGCAGTGGCGCTGTTGCCGTACATGTTGCGCACAGCAGCATCCAGTTCCTTCTTGGTGTAGTAGCCGTTGTAGTTCGTATCGATCATGTTGTAGAACTCCAGAGCCTCTTCCGGAGAAGATCCCGCAGCTCTTGCCGCACGATAGATACCAGATACCTGTTTGCCTGCAACATGCCTGTCTTCGGAGTAGTTGCTCGATACATCCTTGATTGCCTGCTGATACTGTACCGGCACGTTCTTGTTGACCCAGGATTTGAATTCGTCCCTGGTCATGTCTCCGTCAGCAACAGACTGGACCATGTTCCACACTTCTCTGTAGGAGCCGCCCATGCCTGCCTGTTCCAGATTGTACCGCACCTGATCCTTGTACTTGGCTGTGCTCTTCTCGGATACTGTGGTCTCGTAGTTCATGATGGCGTCAGCATCCTTCTCCGAGTACTTGCCGCTGCCTGCCTCCCTGATGTAGTCGGAAGACTTCGGTGCTGTCCTCTTCTCACCTTCATAGATGCCCTTCATGCCGTCCTGGAACTGATAGTACACAGCAGAGCTCGACATGCCTGCCTTCCTCAGATCGGCAAGAGTGCCCATCTTGTCGGCATGCTGTTCCGCTCCTGTTCTTGCACTTGCAGGCAGATCGGAAATGTTGCCGAGCAGGATGTCAACTGCGTCATAGTCCTTGTCCTTCAGGGCGGAATCATAAGCCGCCTTGTAGGCCAGATACTCCGGCACATCCTCTTCCCTGATCGGGTCTTTGAAGGTGCTCTCACCGTCCTTGGTTCTGCCGGTGACAAGCGGAGAGAATGTGTCGTCATAGTAGTCCTCCCCTCGCATCTCTGCCACTCTGGATGCGGCAAGGAAGGATGCATAGCTGTAGATGTCAGAGACCGTCTCTGCTGCAGAGAAGTAACCCATCTCGTTGAACAGGTCGGAGTTGGCAAACTCTGTGACTGCGTCAAGCTGTGCCTGCCCCTTTGTGGTGGCATAGACTTCATACTCTTCCGGTGTCAGTTTCGTTCCGTTTACTGTGGTGTTTCTGGAGGGTGTCTTCGGAACAACATTCGGAAAGTCATCCCTTGTTGTCTGGCTCTTCCCGAACTGCATGAGCGTCTCAATGACATCGTTGGCCTCGGTTGCCTTCTTGTCCATGTCAGAGACATAGCCCGGATTGATGAAGGTGTTGAATGCCCTTGTCAGCAGGTTCTGATCGTTCTCCTGTTTCCTGCCCCATGCATCAATGTAGTCTGCCTCATGATAATCAAAGCCGGGTGTTTTGTTGCCAAGCTTGGCGATCTTCTTCTGCAGGGACGGTCCGATAAACGGATTGTCCTTGTCCGTGTAATAGGTCTGTCTGTACTTCTCACTGAACTGTTCCATCTGCCCGAGCAGCGTATTGGATGTTCCCTGCGTCAGATAAGACCACGCTGAATTCAAAACCATCTGGACAAGTGCTGAGTTATCTCCTTCAAAGTCAGACAGATTATCCAGAGCATCGTTTACACCGGACAGCATGGATGTTTCCATCATCGGGTTTGTCAGGGTAGTCAGCACAGCACCGGCATCAGCTAGTGTGAGTCTGCCATCCTCAACAAGGTTGAACAGTTCTGATCCCATGAACAACGATGCAGAAGCAGGCGTCAACCAGTCGAGTGTATAGCTTACACGATTTCCTGTAATGGGGTTTGTAAATTCGACCGAGTAATCCTGCTGGCCCCTTAGCTTGGCGATGTTCTCTTCCTTTTCGTCATCGTCTTTCGACCTGAGCCAGCCCATTGATCTCATCACCCAGCCAAGTGCAACAAGGCCGCTCCCTGTCAGCGTTTTGGCGGCGCTGTCAATGGCGTCATTTACACTTGCGGTTCCTTTCTTTGCCTGAACCGCTTTGACGATGGTATTTGCTACGCCAAGCGGTGAATACTCTTCCATCCTGACCATGACGTTTGCAGGAGTTTTGCGGAACGGCAGGATACCTTGTGTAACCGCCTTTACCGGTTTCGGTGCATTCTTATCAATTCCAGATACAAACTTGGATACAGCATTCGTGTCACGGAACGTTGCTTCCTGTGCCTGTTTGATGGCATAGTTCCTTGCCTTGTCCACCTCTGCAGATCTGGAGGGATCTGCAACCATAGCCTTCCAGTCAGCTGCCGAAATCTTATGGGCGTTCATGTAACCTGCAAGAGCATCGGCATAGTTCGCTCTGACAAAGATAAGGTCGCCGACCTCCATTGCCTTGTTCGTTGCCTTGCTGTAAAGGTTCAGAGCTTTCCCGCCAAACCATTTGTTGCTGAACGGATCTCTCTTGTCCTGGATTGCCTCCATTGCCTGTTTGCCTACATCGGAATACTTCGCTTCACCCTTGGCTACCTTCTGGAGATCCTCGTCAGAGCCGAAGTCTTCCATAGCGGCCTTGTGCAGGTCGGTGCCATAGAAGCCTTTGTACATCCGCTCGTATTCGCCGCCTGTCAGCTTGGAAGCAATTCCTTCAAGTCCGGAAACCACTTCGTTCTTCGTCTTCTGGACAATGGACATGCCAACGTTGCCCATGACGTTACGGACCTGAGTCTTGAAGTTGCCAAGCATGTTCAGGTAGCGGAGTGCGGTAAACTTATCTCTGAGTGTATTTGGTACCTGCTCGGCAACATTCTTTGCCATCTTGTCCCAGGTCTTGTTCCGCTCTTCCTCGGTCTTGGCGTTCAGGTAATCCTCAACAAGCTTTTCATCCAGCTTGACTTCCGGCTTCTGCTTCTTCCCGCTCTTCTTTTCGTTGGTTTTCTTGATCTCCCGGTTGATCTTCTCAACGGTCTTTTCAAATCCGTAGAGCTTACCTTCCGGTGTCAGCGTCTTCAGAATTCTGTTTGCCACAAGTCCCTGACCGGCACGGCGTCCCGCTTCGTTGTAAGCCATTGCCAGCTCGATGTAATCTCTGCCGCTGGCTTCCGGGGAGTTGCCTGCCTCATTCAGAAGATGAGCACCAAGAGCAATGGTTTCCGCATCAGACTTGCCCGCTTCCACAGCTGCGAGGAAGTCGCTGACAGATCTCTTCCAGCCGTCCTTGGCAATCTTTGCGGCAGCGGCTTCAGACCTTTCCTTGTTGGTTACAGTGACATGACCGAAGTCACCGTTAACCACAGCCGCCTTCAGACTGGCAATGCGTTCTTCCGGAGTAGCCGCAGCTTCAAAGATCGTCCTGACGGAATTGCCGACTTTCAGACCGTTGGTATCTTTGGTAGGGACATTAATGTCTCTGGCAGGATTCTCGCCCTTCTTGATTGGTCCATTCTTTGCAACAAGAGCGTCAAAGTTGGATTCCGTGTTTTCGTCAGGCTTCCCGCTGTTGGTCACCCTCTTCTTTCCGGTCTTCTGTTTTGCCGGTTTGCTATCAGGATTTGTTTCCGTATCGGGAGCTGTCTGTTCCTCTTGTGGCTCCTGAGCGTTTAACTCGCCCTCAGGAGCGTTTTCTGTTTCAGGGTTACTGTTTACCCCTTCCTGAGTCTCGGATTCATCCTGAGCCGTTTCTGTGGCTTGTACAGGCTCAGGGTTCTCTTCCTGCCCTTCAAGGGTGGTGTTCTGGCTCTCTGCCATTTCCTGATCCTGTTCGTTCTGTACCGTCTCAGGGGTGATGACTTCTCCCGGTCTTGATCTGTTTGGTTCTGCCTTGTCAGAAACATCCTGTGCTTCAGCAGGGCTTTCTTCTTCCCAGCTGTTGACCTCGTCCACAATACGGTCCACTTCATCGTTCTTGCGGACCTGTTCTCTTGCCGCATCCTGTGCGTTCTGATCTGCCAGGTATCTCTCCGCAGCATCCTTCATGCCATTGCGGACCTTGCTGTTGGAGGTGGCGTCAATCTGTGCTCCTGTCAGCTGCAGGAATGCGTTGTAGATCTCCGGTGTTCTGGTAAGCTCTCTGATCTGGGAGTTGGAGAGTTTGCCACCCTCTCCCTTCGGATTCATCAGGATGTCCCTGACGGTCTGCTGTTCCGGAGGAAGCTGTGTCTCTGTGTTGGTTTCCGGATTCACATCCTCCCAGCTGTTGACTTCCTGAATCACATCGTTGACATCCGGGTTGGTGGTATCCTCATCCGGAAGCTTCACGACCATCTTGTCCTGAGAGTTTTCCAAAGCTGTGGCTCGAACCTCTGCAGGGTCTGCACCCTTTGCAACGTCAATGCCTGCTTCAACTGAGCCGTTGGCTACCTTGTCGAGCATTTCAACATTGATAGGTGCGCCGTTGGTGAGGAGCGTGAAGAAGAATGTCGTCGCAAATGCAACAGAACACTCCTGTGCAGTCTCGTTCCAGTCCATCTGTGCTTCCGGGTCAAGGTTGAGGATCTTGTCTGTCATGGTATTCATCAGACGTTCAAGACCTTCCTCAATGCTCTCACCTGCACCGCTTGTTGCAGCCTTTACACCACGCTGCATCCAGTTTGGAAGCCTGGATATTACCTTCTCGGATAGTTCTCCAAGCACACTCTTTCCATATACGTTTGATGTGCCGCCTGCAAGCTTCTCCGTAAGCCATGCGTTTACCGCTCCAGTCACAGCAGCAACAGCCACCTCATCTTCACTGCCGCCTTTTCTGTACTGCTCCAGAGCACGACCACCTGCAGCCTGACTGTACATGCGGGCGGTACCTACCTTTGGGCCAAAGAAGTTCTCAGCCAGATCAAGAGCCAGATGTGCCATGCCCTTCCCTGTATTGGCAAGGTACTGCTCTCCTTCGCTCAGGTCTCTGAGGGCATCGTTCCACTGCTGTGCGGAATCACTCTCCATACCGGAAGCGCTGTCCATCAGGTTGGTTCCGGTCTCACCGAGGTCGAGGTAGTTCTCCAGTTCCGGGTTCTCTGCCACTGCCCGATCCCAAGCACCCTCTCCATGCTCCTGATCATACTCATATCTGGTCATGTCATCGGATGCGGAATCAAACCAGTTCAGGGCAGCGCCAACGCTTCCGATCACACCGGAACCACGTTCGCCGATGAAGCTGCCTGTCATGTCTCTTGCCCGCTCTTCATCCGCCATGCCTTCGTAAGTGTCAAAGCCAAGGCTCTGGTTCATGCTCTTGAGTGCGTTGGCTGCATCGGTTCTGGCCTGCAGAATCTTCTGGTACTCAGGATCGTTCGGGTCTGTCACATAAGGCGCTGCGTTGACATCGTTGTTGTAGGCTTCCTGATATGCTTTGAGAGCAGCGTCATACTCTGCTCTGCTCGGCTTCTGCGGCTCAGGAATTCCGAAGGGATTCTGTGCCGTGTACTCTTCTGCTCTTGCTGTCCGGAATACCCCTTCGTCTTCCGGTGTTGCACGTTCCGGTCTGACGAACAGGCCTTCCTTCTGTTCAGGCTCCGTCTGCCCCTGCAGTTCCTTGGCATCGTTTGCCTGTTTCTCTTCCGCCTCGATCTGCTCCGGGGTCTTTGGCTTCTCCCTGTCCACGTTGGCCTGTGTGACAGGGTCGGTAATGAACCCGGCATTGGGATCTGCATTCTTTCCCGTCTCAACGACAGAGTTGAACGCTCTCAGCAGAGGGTTCCGCTCCCGCTTCTCCCGCTTCAGGTCGTTCCGGTCCTGCTCCTCCAGTGCCTTCTTAAGGTTGTACCATTCGGTCTGTTCCCTTTCTGTCATGCCGGAGGTGTCTAGGCCGTTGGCTTCTTCCAGATAGCTTGAGGTCTTTTCGTGTGTAGTCTCACCGCTCTTCAGGTAGTCGTTGATCTCCTGAAGGGTATTCTTCTTTTTTGGCTGTGCTGATGTGGTGCTCTGACCGGAAGATCCTCCACCGCTCCTGACATCGTTCCAGTACTTCTGCGCACTGGTGCCTTTGATCGCATTGGTGTAGAGCTCGTTGTTCCTCTGCGCAGAACCGAGGTATTGGCTCTGTGCCGGTTCCTTGTACGCTCTGGCTTTCTGGAGGTTTGCACTGCTTGCGTCTGCTTTTCTGCCCCCGCTTGATGCAGGGGCAGCGCTCACACTCGAAGTCTGTTCTTTTTTCTTGTCGTTTGCCATAATCAGCCTCCCTTGATCCAGCTCCTGTCTACATAGGGATCTCCCCAGAAGGCAGATGTGTCATTGGAGTATGTTGGTCCTGCAGGTTCAGGCTTGCCGCCTCCGCCCTGGATCGCCCACCAGAGTTCTCCGAGGTCACCGCCTCCGCCGCCTCCGCCACCGCCTGTGGAGGGAGGAGTATAGCCGGGAGGATATGCACCGGTGATCTGTCTGTACCGCTCTGCGTCGATTCTGCCGGTTCTGTAGGCGAGATCCGGATTCGATGCGTTCCAGTATTCCTGCATCGGAGAAACAATGCCATCGCCCTGGACAAGGCCGTAACCGGAGAAGTCACCGAAGTTCGCCATCTGTGCTGCCATCTTTTCAAGCCAGTTGTTCTGCGTGTTGTAGTCATCCAAAAGTGCAGCCGCCTTCTTGTAGTCGTTGTCGGCAATGGCCTTCTGTACATCGTTGTTGTACTTCACCTTCAGCAGGTCGATCTGCCTCTGGTTCTCTTTCAGCACCGCGTCCTGTGCAGCTGCCATCGTGCCGAGTCCTGTCTGTGCAGCCCTGTTTAATTGCAGTGCCTGCTGACTTCCTGCCTGCCGGTTCAGGCCTCTGGCATCGGCAAAGCTGTCCATGTTCCGCCTGTTTCTGGCTTCCTGTGTCTGCCAGTCCTTGGATGCTGTGGTGAAGGCCTGCTTCATGTCGTTGCCTACCTGCTCCCGCACACCCATGTTCTGGGTGAAGGCATCCTGCAGGCCCTGCTTCTGCGTGTTCAGGTTCTCGTCAAAGGTCTTGCCGATCTGCCCCTGTGTCTCTGCCTGTCTTGCGGCAAATGCGTCTTTCATTGTTTCTGCCATAGCTTCTTACCTCGCTCCAACAGGAAGGCTCCACCAGATGTTCTCCCATACCGGATCATACGAACTGCCGCCACCGCCGCTGTTGGGAGGCGTGTAGCCTGCCGGGTACTGTCCGGTCATCTGCCTGTACTCCTCTGCTGTGATGGCACCGGTGTTGTACGCCACTTCCGGATTCTGTGCGTTCCATGTCTTCTTCATCTGGTTCACTGCCGCAGTACCAAGAGTCGGGATGTACGCATCGAAGTTGCCGTACTGGGCCTGAATGCCTGCCTGCTTGTCGTACCAGTCACGGAGCTTGTTGTCGTTGTCAATCAGGGCTGCTGCCTTCTTGTTGTCCGCATCCGCCCTTGCCGAGACCATGGCATTGTTGAACTCCGTCATCAGCTTGCTGATGTTGTTCTTCGCTTCACTGGTCGCCTGCGCTTCCTGTGTCCTCAGATCCCCATAGTTTCTGAGGAACTTGTTGTTCAGCGCCAGCTGCTGCTGTTGCTGTGTTCCGGTGTTCAGACCACTGTTGAGAGCGTTCATGTTGGCATTGCGTCTCTGTGTCTCAAACTGCCTGGCAAGGGCATTCCCCTGCTTCTGGTACTGCGGTGCAATCTTGCCCAGAGCTGCAGTTGCATCCGACATGCTCACATCGTGTGCCGCCTTTAGGTCGTTTGCTTTGCTCTGGAACTGCTTGTCATAGAGATCCCTGATCTTGCCCTGAGATTCTGCCTGTCTCTGTGCGAAGGTCTCCTGTAATGATGCCATTTGTCTATCACCTCATGTTATGCCCAAAGCAGTCTTCAGGCTTACAATGTTTCCGTTGCCGTCCCTGAGATACAAATCCCAGTCTCCGATATCCAGCACATCCTGATACTCTGCTGCCTTCCCGAATGCCGCTCCGTCCCCTGCTGTGA